ACCATTACGAGCGAGGGACCGAAGCGACAATGGTTTGTGAGGGCGACGACGGTGAGCCGACATGTCTTGGTCTGGGCTATCCGCCCATCGTTGAGGTTGTCAGCGAACGTCTGGTGTGGACACGGGGTCAACCGTTAACCGTGCACGGTCGGCTTGCACTCGGGACACCCGTACCCGTCCACGGTGAGGACGATCAATCGTGGGATTGGGTGCCGTCGATCGAGATAGGGGACGAGGGCGCATGGTACTACTACGACCAGGCGTACTGCGATGACCCGAGCATCGAGACAAAGCCATCTGACATCTCGGACACCGTGGCTGGCACCCTCGTGCCTGGCGGTGTCGCCTACCCGGTGACGGTGGCGACATGAGCAACGACCGTGTTTACTTGACTACCAGCCACTACCGCCACCACTCCACAAAGACGCTTGCCGAGACTCTGGCGGAAGCCATCCGGACCGACTGGACGCCGTTCGATGTCTACGAAATCGACCTAACCCGACCTGGTCGGCCGTCGATCCGTCTTCTCGCTTCACGCAGCAAAGGTGATCCGCCCCCGGTGACGGTGGGATGATCTCGTTCTGGCATGACTCTGAGACTGGGCACATCCAATGCGAATCATGTGGCGCTAGATGGTTCTGCCACCACCTCGCTTGGATCGGCTCAGGAAGTAAGCGCTGCACGATATGTGGCGACCCCGCTCTCGTCTGGAACCCAGCTCAGTGAGGGCGTCGGGCACGTCCGCCCGACGCCTGATCTCACCTAGCCCGAGTAGGCCACATGCACCGTTGCCGGTGTAGCGCTGGACACGTCGGTGACGTGCGCCGGGGTAACGGCCTTGGCCGCACCTGGTGATCCCCGGCTTGCTCGATCTGTGTCGACGACGATCGCACTACGCAGCATCGAACGTCCTGCCTCGGTAGAGCGCTCGTCCGCGATGAATCGGGATGATCTCTGCGGCCCAGTCACCATCGTCCCATTCAGTGATAACCGCCATGCCCTGCTGCCAGTTCTCCCAACGGGTCAGCGGCCGCTTGCGCGTCTTGGCCGACTTCGTGGAAGGCACCGCACCGTCAATCCGGCAGAGACAGCCCGGTGTCATCGCTGTCACCATCGTCGGCCGACCGTCAATCTCGAACGTCTCAGTGAACGACGCGCGGCGATGGATATGGCCCTGAATGTAGGACTGCCGCGACTGCTTGGCGAGCTTCATCATGTCGAGCGCCTCGCCGTGCACGGCGTAGAGCGGCGTCTGCTCGTCGTTGCCGTTCGCGATCTTCGTACGGTTCGCCGGGTAGCCGTCGTGATAGGTGATCCCGAGCTCGTCCAGACGCAGCAGGTAGGGCAGAGACAGCACGGGCCACGTGTCCGGTGTCGTGCCAGCCTTACGCAGACGCAGCGCCGACCGGGCGTTCGCTGTCACCGCAATAGCGAGTCGATCATCGTGGTTACCTTCCAAGATTTCGATGTCGTCGCAAATCTCACGTTGCTGTGTCAGGTCACGGTGCGCCTCGTCTAACGCTGGCTGGGTCGTCTCGACCAGTTCAGGCGTGACGGTGAACTTCAGCGACCATTCGGGTAGGTCTACGAGGTCACCGAGGTTGGTGATCTTGTCGGGCTTGATCGCTTTCGCTACAGCCAACGACACCCCGATGGCGTCGCGATCATGGCACGGGATCAGCTCGCCATCGACACGCCGGAACCCGTACTGCTGGTCAGGAAAGATGACGGTCTGCTTCGACCCGTTAACACTGCGCGTCTTGGCGGGCGTGTACTTGATCGGCTGCGCCTGCTGAACTACGGGCCACTCTGGCTCGGTGTACCACTCGGCCGACAGCTTGATGCCCCGCAGGTCGTGCAGGTGCGCTTCGCCGTCGGCGTCCTTGGTCAGGTTCTGCCACTCTGACGAGTTGACCTTGAGCCGTGCCAGTCGCCCAATGTCCTCGGCGTCAACGCCGCGAGCGACGAGCGCCTCGGCCATGTCCATGATCAGTTTGCTGCCGACGCGCTTATCGTCGCCAGATTTGAGCGAGTCAGCAAGGCTCATTTTGTAACCCCATTCCGTCGCCGCCATTCGTGGATTGGGTTCTCTGTGATCGGCGTGCCGTTGCGGCGGAGCGCATCGGACAGCTTGCCAGCGCTGATCGTTAGGTCGCGGAGCGCGACGTCAAGCGCTGCGGCGTCGTCTGCGTCCATCTGTTCGAGCATGACGTCAACCTTGAGCCGTTTGGCTTGAGCGTTGAGTGTTTCGTTGATTGCGTCTGCGAGTCCCATGCGGGCCCCCCTTTGGTTGCCTTCACGGTTTCGGGTGTTCGGTGGTGTCTCTCAGTTGTCGTAGCGTGCGCCCTTGTCGCCACGGTTCATGTAGTAGGCTTTCAGCGATGCGATCGCGGCGAGCGCGGCGACACCGATAGCGGTGCGGCCGACAGCGATCGTGTCGAGCAGGTCAACGTCGGCACCTGATGCCCAAGCAACAACGGATGATGCGGCAGCGAACAGTGCGATGGCGACTGCGGCTTGTACGTTCTGGTAGGCGGTGCGGATGGCGGCTTTGGTGCCGTCGTCGGCGAGCGCCCAGATCATGCGGGCTTCGTTACGCAGTGCGGCGATGATGTTCATAGTGTCCCTCCCTGCTTGTGGTCGTGTTCGATATGTCGTACAACGATGTTTGAGAGTTGCTCTTGGCCGACGGTCAACAGTTTCAGTTCGGTGATGACTTGGCCGTGCTCGACGGTCGTGGACCGTTTCATTCGGACGAGTGCAACGACAATGAGTCCTGCGGCTGTGACTGCTGCGGTGAGGAGCGAGAAGATCCCAGCCACGACAAGGCCGGAAACCTCGCCGCCGTCAACGGCTGCGGATGCGATGAGCGCCGACATGTCAGATGGTCTTCGATCGTTGAATCCAGAGCGCCGAACCTTCTGGCCCTTGATCGTGGAGGATCTGGGCGCGGGTCCACGGGTGGTCGATCTTGACGAGCTCGACGCCGGGTGTCAGTTTGCCGAGCCACGGAACCCAGCGGCCAGCGCAGAGTGCGAAGGTGCCGCCAAGCTTGGTGTCTTGTACGAATAATGCGGGCATGTCGTCGTCTCCGTCTGTTGGGGTTGGTGTCGGCTTGTTACCGCCGGGTAACGCTATGGCGTGCGGGTCGGGTCTTCCGGCGTCTCGCCACGTCGACCATCCGCGCATCTCGTTGCACTGGATGTGCCACGGTTCGCCGTTGATGAAGGTGTGAAGCCCCCAGCGTCCAGCGTCTTCGGTGTCTGCCCACGCTGCCGCTTTGTGCTTGGCTGAGCCGTTGCCGGTGACGAGGTCGACTGCCGAATATCCGACAGTGCCGGACGCGAACGATTGGTCTTGATGGAACGACTCTCCCTCGGGTGCAAACCCTGACTTGTCGGGCTGCGATCCGGTTGCACGCCATCCGCCACCGACGCCGAGCAGACCGCCCTTGGCTTCGATGTAGGCGAAGAACCGGCGAGCGAACTCGGGGTGCATCTTGGCTTCGTGCTTGGCCTTCATCTGGTCAAGTGTGATGCGGTTAGTTCCGTAGCCGTCGGGGTACTTCGGTGCTGGCCTTCCTGCGGTCGTGACCTTGAAGTCACGGGTCTCGATGTCGGTGAAGTCGGCTCGAAGCCCGACCCGGTTGCGTCCCGACATGGTGGCCGGGAGCTTCTCCAGAACGTCGGCCAACACGACGCCATCCCATGCGAGCGTGTAGTGGGCGTGGCTGTGGACGGTGATCTTGAACTCGTGCCACTTGCCATCCCAGAACGGTGCCGGAGCTTCACCCTTGACATGCTTGCGGGCGTACCCTGAACGCGTGCCGTACGGTTCGGCGGGCCGTTCGGCCCGTAGCTCGGCGGAGATGCCGACGTGACCTTGCGGCCGGTCGTAGGTGCCGAGGCCGATCAACACGTTTTCGTCGTTGCCAGCGGCGGGCGTCGAGCTGGAGCCGTACATCGGATGAAAGACGAGGCCCGGCCGATACCACGCTGGCGTGCCGTCCTCGAATACGGGCGGCGACATCAGCGAGATCGTGCGGACGGAGCCGGACCAGACGTACGGCGGTGCGTAATCCTCAACCGAGGCGAACCGGTAGTACGACCCACGCACCCCCACGTTGCCCGCTGTGGCGTTGCGTTGAATGCCGGGGCCGGTAGCGACCCAGCCGGTGCCAGGGCCTGAGCCGGTCGGCACCATCACACAATCGGTGGTCACGTCCATGCGCTGAACGCTCCCGCGCCGCCAGCTACAGCAAACGTCCGGTATTCAAAGTCGGTGTTCGTCGCTGCGCCGTAGTCGAGGTACGTGCCGTTCGTCGGCACGGTGCCTGTAGAGATTCGGATACCGTCGTCATTGACGGTTCGCTGACCGGACTGCCTGCCGCCACTCGCTACCCTCACGTAAATGTCGTGAGTGTCGACGGTGGGCTGCGATCCGGTCGGGGTCGGGTCCGCTATCGCCACCGAGAGGTATCCGGCAGCGTTGGCGGTGACCGTGAGCACGGGTGTTGCTGGTGGCGTGTAGTCCACCGAAATGCCGGTGTTGGTGTCGATTCCGGCAATGTCGAACGAGTTGAACGTGGTCAGTTCGATCTTGAGGCCGGTGGCGCCGTCAGTGAAGACGTAGCCGAGCGTCACCTCCGTTACGGC